ATCTGCGAAACTGCCGCGCGATATGAACGGCTGTGCGGACGCCCGAACAGAGAGCGAGGCCCAATTGTTTCGGGTTCGCGACAAATTGCGTTGGCAGCGGAGGCCATCTATTTGCCCGCCCCGTGAGTAGCGTTGCGCCGGGGGGTGTCAGTTTCAGGCCTTCCCCCCGCCCTGGCCACGGAGCCTCCCGGCGCGTTATTCACATTCCCGAAAAACTCAGGCGGCAAGAGGATGTGGTCCCCATAGGCCCGCTGGTCGCGCGCATTGCCGCAAACCTCGCGGAGACGCTTGCGGACGGCGTAGTCTGTAACCGCCTTCTGGATGCTGTCATTCCAGATGAGGACGGAGATACGGGCTGCCAGATAGGTGAACGTAAGAGCGCAGCCGAAGCCAAGCGCGATGCCGAGGAACGCGGACATCTAGCGGCGCTCCGGTGGTTCGGGGAGCGCCATCCAGTGCGATGCGTCATTCAGCGGCGTGGAACAGTATCCGACGGAAAAATCGTCATAGTCATCCGCGAAGAACATCGGCTCGCCGGGAACGAACTCATCCTCACGAAAACTGCCAATCTCAATGCGCGTGTATTCGCGGTGGCGGATGAAAAGCAGGACCAGCGTTCCGTCGCGCGGCGCGGTCTCAATCGGTTGCCAACTCTCCCCCCGGTCCATCTAGCGCCGTCCGGGTGGCTGGTGGAAACGGGAAGCCGCCCACCGCGACGGCTCCCCGCTGCCGAGGCGATAAGGGGCGCGCTCGGCTGTCATGCTGCTCTCCGTGAGGTTGGGCCGTTATGACGGCGTTCGACCTTCAAGGAGGCGAGGACTTGGCGAACGCGCTCTCGCGTAACGCCGTAAGATGTTCCGATTTGCTGGAGTGTTTCACCATCCAGATAGCGCCTGGCCATTTCGGACGCGCGCTTCATGTCGCGTGGACCACGGCTTTCGCCATGCTGCCAAGTGAGCTTGCCGCCAGCAAACTTGATGAGGCGGCGAACCGTTGGCGCGCAAATGCTGTGCTCGTCCGAGATTTGGGCGACGGGCTTGCCGCGCTCGTATTCCGCCCTAACTCGCGCGGCCCATGCGCGCCTGTCAGGTCCAGGCGGACGCTTTACCGTGTGCGCCTTCTGACGCGTGTTGGGAAACTTGATGACCTTCGGAAGCGGCGGAAGATCGCCATTCTCCAGACAGTAGTCCAGCAACGCGAGAAGCGCCTTCGATGCCCGGAACCATTCGCCGTGGACGTGGTGCTCGACAAACATGCCGTGCAGCGTCTTTTCGTCGGCATGGCTTCCGGGGACACTTGTGATGATCTCCAGCGGGACTGGCGACCATGTGTTGAACGTGTCCAGCCTACCTTCCGGAAAAACGGAGCAGCCAATCTTGATCGGACTGGCCTCTCCAACCGGGCGAAGGAAATAGATGCGCTTCGCCCTCATGCCGCCACCCGATCTTCGGGAGGCGGGAAGTCCGTCGTGGTCAGAACCACGCCGCTACCAACGGCAAGCTCTAACAGCTTCGGCTGACGCCACGACGGAATCTGATTGAAGCGCTCCCACGAATTGACAGTCGAGACGGGAGCGCCAAGTGCCTTTGCGACGGCGGTTGTTCCGCCGAGCGCTTCGATGATCTGTCGTGCAGTCATGACCTAGCCTTACGTTATTCGTAGGAAGGCGTCAATAGGCATGACGAACTGCGTAGTAGAACCGCGCTACGATTCCATTCACCAAGCGCGCGTGCTTACCAAGATCGAACTTCTAACGGTCCTCCGGCGGAAGGGCGTAAAAAACGCCGCGATAGAGCGCGCGCTAGGCTTAGAGAGCAGCCGCGTGTCTGAGATATTCCGCGCGATAAATGAGAGCGAGGGAAAGCCTCGTGAACTCAAATATGACGAGGGCGTTAAGCTGATCCGCGCCTTTGGACTGGAACAAAGCCAACCGGCACCCCCGCCTCAGCCGCCAATACTGCGACTGGCGATCCGACACATTGCGAAGCAACTCCAGGCTCCAGCGAAGGAATCTCAGATCGTAGAGCTGGCAGAAGACCTGAGAGCATTCTACGAATACGTTGCGAATCCGAAAGTGCAGCGCTCGCTACAAGCGGCGGAAGGTTTCTTTCAGGCCCTCCAGATTCGCCGTCCAGCGCACGAAGAAGAAGCTCGGCAAGAAAGTGATCCCGAAAGCGCTCCTCGGCAGGATCGCTAGCCGCTCGTTCTGTGTTTGTTCCCACGGTCCCTCCCCATACGTCGGCCACCCCTCCGGCGCAAGATAGTCTTTGAAAATCCGAGCATTATCGCAGGTTAGCGCCGAAACGTGAGGCGTCTAGCGGAAACTTTTTCGTGACGCCCTACGAAAATCGTTTGACCAAATGCTACGAATGGCGTAGTCTCTCTCCGTAATCAAGGAGAGGACACATGGCACAGGTTCGCTACATCGGTTCCAACAATCGGATTGCAGGGCTGATCGGATCGCTGGTCGAAACTCGCACCCTTTCGATTGCTTCAGACGAAACTGCGCTTGTGTCGTTCGCCAGCCTGCCCCGCCCCATTCGCGCGTGGAATCTTAAGCTGACTGATCTGGAGCTGGTCGCGTGACCGTCTCCGACCGCTTCCGCTGCTACGAAACCTCCTCTTATTACGAGGAGCGTGTTCGGGAGCTTGGGTCGAACTCGGCGTCCGAGGGCTTCGGACTGCTGTTTGACTACATCCACGATCCCGCCCGAACCGACCGCGAATTGGACGCTCTGTTCGGACCAATGCGCCTGCTCATGGGGCGCTGTCAGGACATCCAGTCAGTGCGCCGCGACGAGCGGAGGGCCGCATGAACGCCCCGCAATTCCCGCCAATCGATCCGGCCACCATCGGCGCTGCGATGCGCAATGCAAGGGCATATCAGGCTGCCGAGCAAATCTGCCGCAACGCAGGTGATCTTCACAAGCCTCGTCATTATCGCATCGGACGCACGACGTTCGACACGGTGTGCATCGCCATCGCTGTTCTGGCGGTGGCCTATTTCGCAGCCGAGTTGCTGCGGGGTGCGTTCTGATGACCACGCCAGCGAAACCGAAGCGCAAGGCAGCGAAGAATGCTGCTCCGACCGTCGAGGCGATCAAGGGTTTCGAACACAACCTCACCTGTCGCGGCTTCCAGTTCGAGATCGGCAAGGAATATTCCGTATCTGGCGCGATCAAGCCGTGCGTTAATGGCTTCCACGCGTGCCCGGTCGATAGCGTCGATCCGCTCAGCGTGTTCCAGTTCTACGCGCCGGGAACGTCTCGCTACTGCCTTGTCGATCAGGGTGGCGAGATTGTTCCGCATGACGAGGACAAGGCGGCAAGCTCGACCGTTTTCATCCGCAAGGAAATCAGTGTCGCGGAGATTATCGACCGCGCGGTCCAGTATCGTCTGGCGCGAGCCAAGAAAGCCAAGGGCTCCACCAACAGCGGCTACTCCGGCGCGGCCACCAACAGCGGCGACTACGGCGCGGCCAGCAACAGCGGCACTCGCGGCGCGGCCAGCAACAGCGGCTACTCCGGCGCGGCCACCAACAGCGGCTACTCCGGCGCGGCCAGCAACAGCGGCACTCGCGGCGCGGCCAGCAACAGCGGCACTCGCGGCGCGGCCAGCAACAGCGGCTACTCCGGCGCGGCCACCAACAGCGGCACTCGCGGCGCGGCCAGCAACAGCGGCACTCGCGGCGCGGCCATGTCTCATGCCTATTCTGGCAAGGTCATGTGCGAGGGTGACGGTCAAGCGCTCTACTGCACCGAATTTGCCGATGACGGCTCAATCGCTTCGGTCGCCTGCGGAATCACCGGACGCGACGGGATTACCAAAGGCACCTGGTATGTCTGCAAAGACGGCAAGCTCGTGGAGGCGCACCAGTGACCTATCACACGCGCAGAGCAGCCTCCATTCCCCTGCATCACCTGCCGAGGTCTGGATATTCGATTGAGCAGCGGTTTGAGCAAGGCACCGGCAACTGCCCGCGCTGGCTGGATACGCTCGCCAAGTCCTTCATCATTGCGGCGGGCATTGTGTCGGTTGCGCTCATGGTGGCGTTCTGATGGGCGCGGATTGGGAAGTCGGCGATCTGGCGCTCGTCGTCAATGACTCGCCTTGTAGCTGTGGCTGCGATTCCCCTTACATGACGAAGGGGCGCACTTTTACCGTCGAGGGGGTCGTTGCCGTTGGGGAAAAGACGGGACTGTATCTGGAAGGCGTGACTCCGCCGTGGCCGCATCATGCGTTCAACGCAATCCGCTTCCGCAAAATACTTCCGGACACCCACGAGGGCAACGCCGACGACTGGAACCTGCTGACCGAGCAATTCGGCACAAAGGTGACCGCATGACCTCCCGAGCCGAAAGCGCTGCGGTGGCGGGTTACGCCGTTGTCACCGGCCAGACCTACACCATGACCGCCGCTGACTTCGCGGATGGCTGCTACACTGTCACTGACGCCGCGACCGGCCTCACCATCGGCATTGGCGAACACAAGCTCGGCTATCACGTCCGAACGATCCTGAACGTCCCGCTTTGCGAAGGCTGCGATGCGCCAGTTCCCGATGATGGTGTGTGTCACGGTTGCCGACAGATTCACGGCGACATTGCCGACATTTGGACTGCCGACACATCGCTGACGGAATGTCTGCCTGATCCGCTGAAAGGAATCGCGGCATGAATGAGCACCCGTGGACCCTCAATGAGTACGGTTATTGGTGCACCTGCTGCGGGTTTCTTGTCGCGCATCCGGACGAGGCGGACACACTTCCAGACGAGTGCCGCCAGTGCGGCTTTCCCGACGCCGAGAAGCTCGCCGATTACATGGGCTTCGATCAGGACAACGATCCTGAGGACGATCCTGAGGATTGGTTCGACTGCGGCATGCTGGCGGACGGCACCTGCATGAAGGCGGGTTCTGAAGAATGCGATTGGGACTGCCCGCGCGGAGCGGTCGCCCGTCACTGCAAAAGGAAATCAGCATGAGCAAAGAGTGGTTCATCGACGCGCACGAGCAGCTCGTTGACAAGTATCTCGAAGCGCACCCGAACGCGACGTGGGCACAAGCCTACGACCGCACCGCAGACAGCGCCTACGACCGGATGCGCGACATCCTAGCCGACGCCGCCGACCACTATCGCGACATGGCGAAGGATCGCGGACTGTGACCAACACAACCGACACACCCGCTACCGAAGGAGAGGGACGGTGAGCGAGTTTCCCAGCATCCACGATAAACTCGAACCGGAAGCGTTGGCCGACGCTGACGCCAGGAACGCGCCTAGCGAGCTTTATCAGGCATCCATAGCCGTAAGCCTCAAGCGCATTGCCGACATTGCCGAAGCGTGGGCGGCGGGCACATTCAACTACAGTCCGCAGGAACCTCGCCCATGACCTCCAATCTCCTTGAACTGGCGGCGCGTTGCGAGAAGGCGACGGGGCTGGATCGCGAGATGGAAATCGCCATAGCGGTTGCGCTTGAAGTCGGCGGCAAAGCGGACGTTCCGATCAACACGCCCAGCTTCACCGCCTCAATCGACGCGGCGCTGACATTGGTGCCGAGCGGGTGGCACCTCGGCATTCTCACCGAATGCAACGAGAACGATGGCGTTCACGCCTGTCTGACCGAAAACGATGAACCATGCCGCGATGCAGTCGGCGATGCAGCGACCCTCCCGCTCGCGCTCGTCGCCGCCGCATTACGCGCCCGCGCTTCTCAAGGAGCGGAGTCGTGAACCACGATCCCCACACCGGAAGCAAGGCCAAGTGGAACAGGCTTGTCCGTAAATACAGGACTGTTCCGACAGAGGATGAACGGATGTCGAGAATGCTCGATGCGCTGTTTGGGCGAATGCCTTCGGCACCGTGCTCTCATGCTTCGCACGAAGCCCCTGCGGGTCTTCGCCCTTCGGGTTTCGATCACTTTCGCAAATCCCCCACCAGCAAGGAAAGGGCCGGAGCGGGCGACTGCTCCGGTGTTGCACGATGAACGCGGAAACGAAACTGAAAGATACGGACGCGTCGGCTAAAGCCGACCACGCTCTCGTCGCAAGCGATCGGGCTGCTACGCATCCCGCCCCTTCGAGCTTCGATCCTTCGCGCGGCGACATTCTCTCCGTGATCGCGAGAGCCGCCGCCGATCCGAACGTCGATATAGACAAGCTGGAACGGCTGCTCGAAATGCAGGAGCGTGTCATAACTCGCAACGCCCGCACCGCTTACTACGATGCGCTGGCCGAAATGCAGCCGCACCTTCCCGTCATTTCCGAGCGTGGCGGGATCAAGGATCGCAACGGCAACGTCCAGTCCACCTACGCGCTGTGGGAGGACGTGAACGAGGCAATCCGCCCGATCCTCGTCCAATACGGCTTTGCCTTGTCGTTCAAGGTGCGCCGGACGGAAAACGAGATTATCACGACTGGCGTCCTTTCGCACCGCGACGGGCACCGCGAAGAAACGGAGCTTTCGCTTCCCACCGATACGAGTGGCAGCAAGAACGCCGTCCAGGCTGTCGGCTCCTCGACCTCCTACGGCAAGCGATACACGGCCTTTGCCCTACTCAATATCACGTCAACCGGCGAGGATGACGACGGCCAAGCGGGTGGCGCGCCGGAGCCGATGGACAATGTGCGCCGCAAGTTACTTTACGACCTCGCGGACGCGGTTGGCGCGGACAAACAGAAGTTCTGCAAATACCTCAAGGTCGAAAGCCTCGCGGAATTGCCAGCGAGCAAATACGACCTCGCCCTTGCGAAGCTCAAGGAGAAAGACCCGGCCAAGGCCGAAGCCTTCCTTACGGGGCAGCAGAAATGATCGAGATTTTCGACTGCCCGCAAGGCTCGGACGAGTGGTTTCAGTGCCGGATGGGGATTCCCACGGCTTCCCAATTCCACACCGTCATGGCGAAGGGTGAGGGCAAGACCCGCAAGACCTATCTCTACAAGCTCGCGGCTGAAATCGTGACTGGCGAGCCGATGGAGCATTTCGGCAATCAGCACACGGATCGCGGGCACGAAATGGAGCCGGAAGCCCGCGACCTCTACGCCTTCAAACACGATTGCGAGCCGGAAATCGTCGGCTTTATCCGCAACGGCAACAAGGGCGGATCGCCGGACTCGATTGTCGGGACTGATGGCATGGTCGAAATCAAGACCAAGCTCCCGCATTTGCAGATCGAGTGCCTGTTGAACGACCGCGTTCCGCCGGAGCATCGGGCACAATGCCAGGGCAATCTCTGGGTTGCCGAGCGGGAATGGATCGATTTCGTTTCCTACTGGCCCACGCTGCCGTTGCTGACTGTGCGCGCGCACCGCGACGAAGAATATATCAAGACCATCGCTGCCGCCGTTGATCGGTTCAACGATGAGCTGGCCGAAGTGGTTGAGCGCGTCCGCAAGATGCAGGGCGAACCGATCCTGAAACAGCAACTCACGCAATCACTGGAGGCCGCATAATGGCAAGCGTCAATAAGGTCATTCTCGTTGGTAACTTGGGCGCGGACCCTGAGGCCCGTTCGCTCAATAACGGCGGAGAAGTGGTGAACATGCGTGTCGCCACATCGGAGACGTGGAAGGATCGCGAAGGCAACCGCCAGGAACGCTCCGAGTGGCACAACGTCGTCATCTTCAACGAGAATCTGGCGAAGGTGGCGAAGTCCTATCTCCGCAAAGGCTCGAAGGTTTATCTCGAAGGCCAGTTGCAGACCCGCAAGTGGCAGGATCAGTCGGGAACGGATCGCTACACGACGGAGGTAGTGTTGCAGCGCTACCGTGGCGAGCTTGTGCTTCTGGATAGCAAGCGCGAACCGGACGGCTCGCAAGGCGCTCCGATGCAGCGCTCGTCTTATGACGACGATCTGGACTCGGACGTGCCTTTTGCCAGCAACGATCCGGCGCTGGAGTGGCGGGTCGGCTAGTGCGCGTCGATATTCGCCCCCGCAAGCGTAACGCTCCCCGCCCAGAGTGGAAGGTGCAAATTGCCTTCCACCAGTGGCTAAGGGGACGCCCCTGCGCTTGCGGCGGGCGCAATCCCGACTGCCGTGGGAAGATACAGGCCGCGCATGGCCCAGACCCCGCGACGAAGGGCATCGGAACGAAATCAGACGACCGGATCGCAATGCCGCTTTCCGAAGGGTGCCACCTAGACACGCAACACCGCATCGGATGGCCGGAGTTTGCCAAGCGGTTCCTGGGTGGGGCCGATCCTCGCGAGATGTGCCTTGCCTATTGGAGAGCATGGCCTGGCGACAAGGGAGAGTTGGCGTGAGCTACCGCCTCATCCTCAACACGCCCTATTCGCGGGAGCGCGCCAAGCGATTGGTGGACGCGGCTCCGGAAGGGTTTGTGTTCTCCGTCGATGAACCGAAGCGCACCATCGATCAGAACAGCCGACTCTGGGCGATGCTTTCCGATGTGGCTATGTCCAAGCCAATGGGCCGGATGCACACGCCGGAAGAGTGGAAGTGCATCTTCATGGCCGCTTGCGGTTGGGAGGTTGCGTTCCTGCCCGGATTGGACGGACGGTTCCTGCCCTACGGCTATCGCAGCTCGAAGCTCACGAAGAAGCAAATGGGAACGCTGATGGATTTCATCGAAGCGTGGGGCGCTGAAAATGGCGTCCGCTGGAGCCAACAGGAGGCAGCATGATGGACCGCGACGATTTCCCCGGCGGATATTTCGGTTGCTGCGGAATGTCCCGCGCAAGGGGCCACGCCGAACTGTGCCCGCGTGCCGAGCAAGGAATCAAGCTGACAGACCCGGACCCGGGGCTGGCGGCGTATCAATCTCGATACCGGAGCAATGAGAGGAAGGCCGCATGAACAACAACGGATTTGAGATTCCGAAGGCAATTTGTGGCTATCCGTTGCCTGGGTGGCGGCTCCAGCGCGTCGAATACGACCCGGGACGCGCAAACAACGAGGCTCCTGGGTGGGTCGTGTCGCTGCACACGGAAACGTCCAACCCGTGTGCCGATAACCGCCGCTACCGGTGCGTGATGACGCGCAGTCTCATCGGCCCGCTAGAGGCGTGGGATGAGGCAATCGCTATAGCCCTGCATGAAAATGAGCGAGCGCAAGCGATTGAAGCCCGAAGGGCCGGGACTGCGGAGACAGGCTCGGTTCACGAAAGCGCGGTCGCTGCAAGCGATGCGCCCAAGGGAGGCGACCATGCGTAACACAATCCTGAAACCCGACGAGAGTCGGGCGATGCCGCAAGCGGCCCGCGCTACCGATGCTCCGCACCGAGCCGAGTTTCACCGTCTCGGCCATTCGGTCGGTATCGCTATCGCGCACGGCCATCGAACCTATCTGGACAACCCGCGCCTGATAACGACGCGGACGCACCGTGGCGTTCCTCTCGCAAGGGGGCACCGCCGCTTCCTGTGACCAAGCCCGCGCGCTTCACTTCGCCCGACCTCGTGCGCGCCGTTACGGCGATGCGTAAGGCCGGTTGCACCGTGACGGGAGCGCGAATTGAGCCGGATGGGGCAATCACTGTTTTAACCGCCGCTCCTGGTGGTATTCCAGCGAACGACAGAAACCCGCTGGATAGGCTCCTCAATGGCTAGGAAGCGCCGCCTTGACCCTTATGTGTCCGTTTTTGTGGACCGCCACCATAAGGAGCGGTTCCGGTTCCGCAGGGATGGCTTCTCCTGCTATCTGCCAGCCCCTACCGACAAGGGCTACAAGGCGGCTTATCAGGCGGCGCTAGAGGGAACGGTCGAACGCCAGTCCCGATGCGCGCCAATGTCAACAGACGATCTGGTGACGCGCTACTATCGCGCTGCGAGGTTCACGAAACTGAGCGACGGGCGCAGGGCGGCCATCAGGCGGTTCATGGAGCCGTTCCGCGAAGAGTTCCGCAACGACGATGTGCGGCACTTCCGGTTCGAGCATATCGAGGTTGTGCTCGCCAGAAAGGCCATGAAGCGGAAGGATGGCAAGCGCACGGTCGGCGGCGCATCTGCGGCCTCACGGCTCCGCGACGAACTGACCCGCCTGTTCGAGTATGCGATCAAGCTGCGCTGGCGAACGGATAACCCCGCCGCTCAGGCTGAACTACCCGCTACACACTCCCGCGTCGGCTTCCATAGCTGGACGGAAGAAGAGATCGCGCAATTCCAGAAGAAACACCCGCTGGGCACGAAGGCGAGGCTGGCGCTGGAAATCATGCTGTGGACCGGATTGCGCCGTAGCGACACGGTTAAGCTCGGGCCGCAGAATATCAAGCGCGGGCGAATCCAAACGACGGCGACGAAAACAGGAAAGACGGTCGATGTGGTCGCCGCGCCGGACCTGTTGGCCGCGATCAAAGCGATGCCCGCAGTTGGATTAACCACGCTTTTGGTGACGGAATACGGAAAGCCGTTCAGTGTGGCAGGGTTTGGGAATTGGTTCCGCGACCGCTGCAACGAAGCGGGATTGCCGCATTGCACGGCACACGGACTGAGGAAGGCGCTCGCCAGACGCGCCGCCGATCTGGGCGCGACTCAGCGGCAGCTAAAGGCGGTCGGCCAATGGTCTAGCGACCGTGACGTTGCGGTCTATACCGCTGGAGCCGAGGACCGCGCGCTGGCCGACGCGGCGCTCCAGCTTGTGATTCGCGACCATGAACAGGACGCGAACAATGTCTAACCTTTCAAACGGCCATTGTCTAACCGCAGAAAAGAATTGCGGAAATCCGCCGTTTTTGCTAGGGGAATGGCAGGAGTGGCAGTCCTGTAAGAAGCCAATGGAATCAACGCCAAAACTGACTAGCGGTTGGAAAATTGCCGCGAAACGCCCGAACGCGGTTCGGTGCGAGTGTCTAACCTTTTCGGCCATGCAGGGGTGAGGAAGTGAGTTACGTCTTTCCGCGCGAGCCGAAGACATGGGCAGAGGGCGATCTTGCTTACTGCGTTCGCGGGTGTCTCACGGGCGAATGTCGCCCGCCCCTAGAGCGCGGGCGCGTCTATCGCGTGACGGAAGCGGTGAAGCCGTCCAACGTCGCCCACCATGGGCTACGTGTAGAAGGCGTTGACGTTCCTGATGGATTGGGCGGGTTTTGGAGCAATCGCTTTGTCAAGCTCGGGCCAGTGGGCGGGCGATGCGCCCAAATCGCCGCCGCTATCGAGTATTCTCCGATGCACTATTGGCCAGGATGCGATTTCCCACGACACGGGAACCGGCATTGTCGCAAGCGCAAAGCCGAGATCGCCCGCCTATCAAAGGGAGAGGACGAATGATTGACGCGGCCAATCTGAAACGGATCAAGAAGCGCGTCAAGAGGTTGGTCGCGGAAGGCAAGATAAAGCCCGCCAAGCCCCGTCCCCAACCCCAAGGAGGAATAGCTATGCAGGATAGATTGGTGGAGGATAGATCGCCGCGATTTGCGCGGGACGCCCTGCGGATACGTTGTGAGGCAGCGCGCAACGAGTCGGACTTCGATCCGGCGCAAACCAATATCGGCGAAATGCGCTCAATCATGCGCTACATCGAATCCCTCGAACAGCGCGTGAAGGTGCTGGAGGAGGCGCTGGAAAACACGCTCGCATTCATGCGGGGCGACATCAGCGGACCGGCGCAGAGAGACGGCATTCTCCGAGAAGGCGACGCCGCCCTAAAGGGGCAGCCATGACCGAGATACCGGAGGATATGGTGGAGGCGTTCGGCTGTCGGGTTATCGTCTCTGACGCCGTTCCCGATGGCCAGATGTTCGTCGGCACCGCAAAAGCCGACTTCGTACGCGGCAAGCTCATTGATGTGTGGGGCGTGAAGATCGTGAATCTCCCCGCGCCACCCAGTGACTAATCCCTGCCAACAGGTGTTGTAATCAGCGTGCCAGGGCCGTCGCTAGCTCGGGGTGACGGCCCGTTTCCACCTTCTCTGCCGTATCGCCCGACATTCCTTGATAAGCTCATCAAGCTGTTCATCAGTAAGGAACACCCCTCCTTCTGAACAGAGGAACACAGCCTCTGTATGCTCGGCAAGGATAACGCGCCCTGTCGCTGTGGGGATGATGTGGGAACGACCGTTCATGCTGCCAGCATTTCCGGTGTGACGTAAACCCGCCCGACTTGGCCGAAATCGCGATGGTAGGTGATCGCTTGGATAGCCCGATCCGCTATCCAGCCGCCGCGAGCTGCGTAGGCGTCTCTTGCCGCAAGCGTCGGGTGCTGGACGATGGTGACGCCGTTATATTCCTTCTCGTCAACGTGGTGGCGGTGTCCGCAATGGATCGCCCGCTTCGTCGTGTCGCCCCACATCTTCGGGAATTGCGCGGCGAACAGGAGCGGCAGGGCTTCATTCTTGACTTTGTGGCCGTGGTGGAAGCCGATCATAACCGTGCCCCACTGACTGACGTAGAATGGCAATTCGCTGTCGTTCACTGTCAGGCGCGGCTCGTCCTCGTATAGCGCGGCCAGCATATGACGCAGCCAAACCGAGCCGCTTTCGTCATGGTTGCCTTCCATGACGATCAGCTCGACAACCGGGTGCTTTTCCAGCGCGGCGCGGACGATGTAACGAATGCCGCGAATGGCAATCTGGACGATCTTCGAGAACCGCCCGTCAGCGTCCAGCACGTTCTTGCTCGCCGGGGTAAGCGGGAGAAGCCCGTCTGTATGCAGCCAATCGCCGCCGATGCAGACGATGGCCTTTTCGGATGCCGGGGACTGCTCGATTGCCGCCGCGAAACTGCGGTGCAGCGTGTCCTCCGCGATGCCCAAATCCCAATCGTCTCCGCCCTCGCGATTCCAGGCGAGCATCCCGACGTGGTAATCGAAATAGGAATAGAGGTTGCACAGATTGGCTTTGCAGGCCCGTGGAGCCTCGCTGGGCGCGATTCTGGGGAGTTTGGCTGCAAGTGCCGCATAGGCCGCGTCCTGCGCTTCCTGCGCCTTCTGTCGATCTAGTGACTCCTTGACCCATTCCATGACCGGCTCGCCGGTTCGGAGATCGGTAAGGGTAGAGCGCCCCGTCACCACCATCCCAGACTTGCGCCTTCGGGCTTCGTTCACCCGGCTTTGCAGGGTTGGGCGCTTGATGCCCTCGGCTTCTGCGGCGGCGGTGATTCCGCCATGAAGCTCGACAAGACGCAGGGCTTCTTCGCATTCCGCGTCGGTCAATGGTTTTGCTGGCATGTGCCGTGTCCGCCCTCAGGTTACTTGCCTGGGGCTTCTGTGCAGTTTTCGAGAACGTGAATGAGGTCGTGCGAGAATTGCCGGAGCATGATGTCGCTACCGGCAACCAGCTTGAAATCGTCCTGCGCCTGCCCGGTAAGCTTATCGCCTATCAGCGGCGGTTCGGCGGCTTTCAGCTTTTCGAGCTGAGGGGGTGTCAGGCAATAGACGAGTGCGGTTCGCGGATGCGGGGCGCAGGCTGAGAGTGCGAGCGCGGCTAGCGCGTAAAGGCGTTCCTGACGAAGCAGAGCAGCGGCGCGAAGAAACCGACGGATGCCGGAATCTTCGCTGCCACTTCGCCCATTACCCGACCGTACAGCAAACTGCTGAGGCGCGCCTTTGCGTCCTCGGCATCGACGGCGTGCAATTCCAACGCGTAGCGCTGGCCGCCATGCTGATAGTTCACAAGGAACGCTTTCATTCTCACCGAGATTGCCATACTCGATTTTTTGTGATAACGCAAGCATCGGTTGCGGAGGTGAGAACAGCCTCCTCACGCGCCGCGCGAAGGACGGGCTTTGAAATACAAGCCAGCCACTCCGGAGCGTGGCAAAGTAGCCCACCCCTCGGGGCGGCGAAGAGATGCCGGAACTGGGCAACCGGCCCGCAACCATCACAGCATCCTCTTTGCCGCTTCCGGCAACTGAGGCGTCCTGCAATCCGGCGGGTTTGGTGCGTCGTGGATCGTCTTAACGATTGTCCGCACGCTATCCTGTCCGCGAACCACCTGGGTTACGGTGCGCTCGGATACCTTGACCTGTTCGTTCCGAGCAGAGGTTACGCGCTGTAGCTCCCCACGGTAGTAATCCCGCTGCTTAAGGTAGCTGTCGCGGTCGTGGCGGGCATCGTTGCGCTGATACATTGTCAGGAGCAGCCACGCGCCCAAGCCGATGCTGACAAGCTGCCAGAACGATGCGTGCGTTATCCATGACCACACCGCTTTCGCGTCGCGCGCGAGATTGCCCAGCAGGAAGCCGAGCGGATTGCCGCCGAAGGCTGTTGCGAGCGCGGATTCTGCGAGCCAAGCGATCATGCCTTCGCTCCGCAAAGAGGGGTGTTCCGCAGCTCCAGCGACCAGCTCAGGCCCGCTTCGAAGTTCTCGGCATTGACCATCCCGACAACCTTGCCGGTTGCCTCGTCTATGATTGGCCCGCCAGACTGGCCCGGAATTACCGGCACCATGCCGATGAGAATGGCCTGCCCGTTCTTCGCGTGTTCGCCGGTTGCCGTGATCTCGACAGTCGTTGTCGGCGTGACTCCGCGAGCGTATCCGATAGCGAGATACTTGCGGCCCTTAATGAATCCGCCGCAGTCGATGGAGAGATACGGGCCGTCATCGCCCACCACTTCGGAATAATCGGACGTTGGCGACTTGTAGGCGAGGTTGATCGGCTTGCCGTCGATGGAACAGCGCCCGGACGAGGTAACGTGATTGACGCTCGCCATCAGGGTGGGGCCGACACGGAACGCGCTTCCCGCCAGCACATCGCCGTCGCTGGCAACGCAGATGACCTGAACGATTGCTTCGGGTTGAACCACGATCATCGGCAAGTGCGTTGCGGGCGCAATCGGCGTCGGGATGAGGATGGAGAGGGCCAGAAGCGCCTTCATTCCGTGTCCCCTTCCGCTGAAATGGACGCACCCTCTTTCCCGGCCTTGACGCTGAATCTGCCGACTGGTCCGCCGACTGCCATTGCGATGGTGACTGCGATTGAGCCGAGAACAGCACCGCCCATCGCGCTCCACAGGGCGATCAGGCGAAGCTTGGCGAGTTCAGGAGGCCAGTCGCCCCAGACGATCAGCGATCCTGCGGCAATGGCGGCAATGCCGTAACAAACACCAGCGCCGACCATCCACCGTCCGAAGTATCTGCGCTCGCTCTCGGCAAAGGTGCTGGGCGGGATCATGCTTCGTCCTCACCGTCGCCAGGATGATGCCCGCTGAGATACATGTGAGCTTCAGCCGCGCGCCGTTTCACGAGGCCGGGAAGGACTTTTCCGCCGCCATAAACCCAGCGGGGAAATTCAAGCGCGGCTGCGGTATAGTTGCCGAGCTGATGCTTTTTCAGGAGGGTCGAACGGCAGAACGCACCTTCGCCAAGATTGAACACAAAGTCCGTAAGCGCGTCGAACTGGCCTTGCGTGCAGGGAAGCGCATATTTGTTCACCACGTCGGCGGCGGTGGTCACGTCGCGTTGGAGCATTGCTTCGGCTTGGGCCATCGTGACGGTCTGGCCGGGCTTCACGTCGGTCGTGCTGCCGTAACCTATCGTCCAGACGCCTGCGGAATCCTTGTAGGCTTTGAGGCGCATCCCTTCGGATGAGCGGATGAGGAAGAAGCACGCGGGCGACGGTTTCACTGGCCCCACTCCCTCGCGAAGTCGCTGAAACCCTGTTCGAAAGCGCGGAGCAGCCAGCGAAAGATCATCGCAGCAGCTCAAGCAGCGCAGCACCGCCGCCAGCCCCGATAAGCAGGCTAAGGCCCCAGCCAATGAGCTTGCCGCTCATGGTGATGCCCTTGCGCTCTCCGGTCCGTTCGTGTTCGCGGGTTTCCAGTCCGGTCAGCCGCTCGCCGTGCGATGACAGCCGACCGTCGATTGCCGCGAAACGGGCGTCATGCTGGTCGTGCCGGAGGTTGCTCAGATCGAGCTTTCCCTCCATGCGCGTCAACTTTACCAAGACGCTCTCGTTATCGTCGCTCATCTCGCGCTTCCGGCTGTGCGGCTGCTCTTCCGCGAGACGGCGACCCCCTGCGAGGCCAGCAAACGCAACATACCGCGCAAGGGATTGAAGCGGCGAAATAATTTGCGTGTCATGGAACGAGCCTACGCATGGTTGGAAACTCCCCGGAATTGGGCTATGCGGACTGGATGCTTCAGAAGCTCAGATGCCTTCTTGGCTTCCACCGTGCGGTTCACCCGTTCGTTCGCGAGAAACCGGGCGTCAGGTGGTGGCGCTGTGGCGATTGCGGCGCGGAGTTCGACCTTCCGGCCACGCCACTTCCCGCCGGGATTGTGCGGGCGCCCTGCCGCGTGGTGGTGGCCCTCTACAGGGCTGGCGATCGGCTAGAAGCTACGGCAGCAAGAGCTCGCGGCGCAAAATAATGTCGCGCGGTCGAATGCGTTTTCGCGCATTGGAATACTCCCCACCGATGTTTGTTTTACCCCACGCAAGGGCCGCAGAAGGTTAACCCTCGGATCGCACCATCAGTAAGGTGCCGAGCGGATTATGAACCGCGTGTCGTTCAGGGGTTGGCCCGTTCCGAAGCCGTTGCTCTTTGTTACCAGCAGCCGCCCGTCGCGGGCGAACAGAGCCTGCAGCTGGTCGGCGGCGACTGTCACGTCCCTACGGCGGTAGATTGGCGTTATCACGTTGGCGGTGACTGCCGAGCGCCGGTTGGTCCCGTTCGCGGCGGCGGTCTGACTATCCCAAGTCCCGAACGTCGTTCCTGCCAACTCCATGTTCGCGAGCCGAATCTGCGTGTAATTGGTCGCGTCCTGTGCGAACCCGTTGCTCGTGAGCATATCGACGGACATCAGGACGGAGCGCCGTTTGCTGAGCCACGCGGCAAGAGTCGGGGCCGCAGTCGCACCCTGCGTTCCGAAATACACCTGCTCGTCGAGTTCGGGGCATCGCACCTCGCCTGAGCCTGCGGTCGGGAAATAATAGGGCTGGCCGTTCGCCATATCGATCGTGATGTCGGTGCCGACCGTGATCCGCGATCTCGCGAGGATGCCGCCGACTGTGGAAGCGGCGCTGGTATTGATGTTGGAGAGCTTCGCCCGGCGCACGAACACCGCGTCGTCGAGGTTGAACTGGACGGCGATCCCGGCGCTGCTGGTGCCGTTGCACTCGGCATCGACGAC